ATCTTTGTTATATAAAAACCAAGGCTTTCAAGGATTAATTAAATTCTTGAAGGTATCTTGTGTATGTCTACAACAAGTTCTAGCAGGAATGCGACAGCCTGACTTAACGTCACTCGGCCCTCGCGTGTCTAGAACAAAAAAAGGATGCCCACGGGTGATACCTATATACCATCGAAGGATGATTTACGATTTAGAATCTAAAGTCGCTAAAGTATATCTTAGCTTCTTCAATCTCTATCGAGTTCTCGATGCAGACTATACGTTCTCTCTTAAGACAATTACTTCACCCGACCAATCAGAAAGTATAGATTGGTCTTACTGGATGAAGCATTTTCTTAAGACATTCGTATATAAGTATATATCTGAGTATCGGGCAAATCCCTTAAGGGGTGTGATCCCCGAACCCTTCCCATTATACAAGAGTTCACCTAATTCCTTAGGTGCCTTCTCTGAATCAGCAACTTCTTATAACTCTGTTATGAGGAGTGCCTACGCAGTCCTAAGATTCCTTGAATCCTTGGTTCAGAAAGAGAGCATTGCACCGAAAGGTAAAGCAATGTCTATCCTCTCCGCCTCACAACCAAGAATTTCTAGAATCCTAGATCTGTTCGGCCCCCGGCTAAGAGAAATCCTATCCATTGTCTCTGTTCTTAATCATAACATGCAATCAGAAAAGGATGGCTCCATACCTGAAAGTATAAACCTTAAAGATTTTAAGGAAGATTGGCAGTTCTTAAAACCCTGGGAACTAATGTTCTTCAGGAAACCTGCCAAGGTATGGAAAAACTCTGGGAAACTTGGGTTTAAAGAGGAAGCTGCAGGTAAACTAAGAGTTTTTGCTCTAGTCGACTGTTTTACACAGTGGGCCCTTAAGCCCCTGCACCTATGAATTTTCTCCATTTTAGATAATTGTCCCATGGATGGTACATTCAATCAGTTGAAACCCTTGGATAGAGTTCCCTGGGGATCTCCTGATTTACATGTCTTTTCCTTTGATTTGTCATCAGCTACTGATAGACTTCCTATGTGGATTCAGACCCAGTTCTTGGGTATAATCCTTAAAGATACAGATTATGCTTCTGCATGGTCTGATCTTTTGACACAGAGAAGATACTTCTATCAACTCGGTGCTTATCAACAACACTGGAAAGGCTGGTCTTTTGCTAAGACTGGCCCTATCCAAGATTCTGTAGCTTACGCTACGGGACAACCAATGGGTGCCTTATCTAGTTGGGGAATGTTAGCGCTTACGCACCATTTCATAGTCCAACTTTCTTTCTGGATAATCACAAAATCAAAAAAAGGATATATTCCTAATAGACTCTTTACGAGTTATGCTCTACTAGGTGATGATATAGTAATCTGGGATAAGGATGTAGCTGATTACTACTTGGTTATTATGCGATTACTTGATGTTAAAGTCGGATTGGCAAAATCAGTTCTCTCTCCTAACGGATTGGGACTTGAATTTGCAAAGAGGACTATCATCAAGGGAGTCGATATTTCCCCTATCCCCATAAAAGAGCTTCGTGAATCGATCCAATCTATCCCTGCATTCATTGCATTTAAATCTAAGTACTCAATACCTGTCTTAATTGGTATGAGGTTATTAGGTTTTGGGTATAAGGTTCGGTCGATAATCCCGGACTTATCCAATTGTCATAATAGATATAAACTTGTGTTAACTAATGAATTATTAAATAGTTCATTACATGCACCCGGTTCACTATTCTTGTCTGACTTTATGGTAGGTCCTGGTGTCATTGATGCCTTCAAAGACTCAATATATTATTCGCAGACGAAGAATT